TATAGTGCTCGACCTTGTGGTCTGTCATTGTTTGAATCCTGCGAAGCTCACCGGGATGTAATGCCCTATCTATCCTGTGCAAGGGCTGGATCAACATCATAAGGAGTTCGCGTGTCTCTCTCGCTGTCAGATCCTTCCCGCTGATCCGGCTCAGTTGTCTCCAAACCTGGGCGGCATTATCATTGATCGTTCTCCTGAACCGGTCACAGATCGGGCAACGGTGGATGGGCTCGCAACGTGGTTTCTTTACGGGTAACAGGGCGTCATTCGCCTCAAAATGATCTGCCATGGCTCACCCCCTATTCCTGTTCAAGGACGTTGAGGATCGCGGCGGCGCGGGTAAAGATTAAATCGGCCACGGCGGTAACGTCCAGGCTGCGCATGGTGAAATTCGGGTCTTCAGCGGCTTTCAGCATGAGGCGGGCTTCGAGGGTGAGGGCGGCGCAATGCTTCCTGATAATGTCTGACTGGCGGGTCTTGCCTTGTACTGCGGTGTTCTGTGCCATAAGGCACCTCCTTATAATTCTGGACTCCGGGTAAAAATAAACCCAGGTGCGTCCATGGCTTATAAGGGCCATCCCCGACCTTACGGTATCGGGAACACCTGGGTAATCTGACAATAAAAACACCCCGGTAAGGCCGGGGACGACCCTTATAATACTGGACATTCCAATCGTATAACTACCGCACTTTTTTGTCAAGAGGAAAGTTGTCCGGGTCATGACGGGCGTGCCGGGGATGGTCTTATTCTTCTTTTTTCCCGAACTGAAGTTCTCCTTGTATGGCCCGGGGGAACTTTCTGCCGGTGAGAGATCCCAGTCTGTCGATTGCTACCGTTTTGTACTCCCCTATCGGCATGCTTCGAACCTTATCCATTAGATTAATAATCTCTTTTTCTGTTCTTACCCTCAAGAAAAACGATTTCACACGCGCGTCGTCACCGGCGGATGATTTGTACTGCTTGAATCCGTCACGAAGAAAGTAGACCATTTCCTCTTGTAACTCTTCAATCCGCTGAGACACGTCTTTATCTTTGCATCTTTCGGGCTGGAGTTTCATAAAAATTCCCAAGGCACACTCTTCAAACATGCATAACGTGGAATAATACTTGCCGTCAGTTGCCTGCATCATACAGGTAACTGAGTGCTTTTTTAGCCATCTGGAGCGCTGAATCATCTGCCGGATGCCCTCATGGTCATAGGAAAACGCGTCTGCGAAGTCCTTATAGGGGACACATGGGGCCACCTCCTTCGTCACCGGGTGGGTTGCGATAGCGATACGGACATCTACTGTGTTTCTGAAAACCCGCTGCATCATGCTCACGGGTACCTGTTCGCCGTTGTTCATGAGTTCAATTACGTTATTCTCTTTCATGGTTCATTCTCCTTTTCGCGCAATAATGCGCATGATGTGCCCCGTCCGGGAGCAGGCGCGGGAGGGACCAGCCACGGTGATGGAATATGTACTTGGGGAAGAATAAAGAATCCCCGCGTGTCGCACCCAGCTACCAGACTGGTCCTCTCCTTGCGGTATGAGGAACACGCGGGGACATCAAAGACAAATCCAAAGTGCCCACGGTGAGGCCGGGGCCGACCCTGGTAGGGGTGCATTTCCATAGGTTACCTACCGCACTTTTTTATAAAGAGGCTTGTCGATGGGCGCATATTGTTTCAAAGGGTTACCATGCATCGCGCCTCTTTTGTGATTCACTTTTAACCGCACTTTCAACGTGAACAGTGCGGTATAAGTTATTGTAATCACATGCTTATTGTAACAGGCCCGAATTATTTGTCAATTATAATTTGCGAGAATGGACAAAAAAAGAGCGGGGAAGAATCCCCGCTCGAAAGCTTACCTCACCTTACCGCACCCAACCACACCTTACCAAATCAGACCCAGCCTTACCTGAACATGCCGTGCCACAATAAGTGTGTTCACAGCATATAACCCTCTTTCATTGTTGTCAATTATAAAATAAGAGTTTTTCATTTCAGTTTATCCAGTTCTTTGTCGATCTCCGATTTCATAATCCTTTCTATCTCAGCGCCTTGGTTAAATTGATTAAGGGCGTCGGTCAGGAACCTGCGGGGGCCAAACTTGGCGAACGATCTGAGGCCTTCATGGATGACGTTGGCATAGGGGGCATCATCAAAAATGATGGTCTCTAACGGTCCCGCAGTGAGGGTCTTTCTGTCTCCGCCACTTTCTCCGGGACCGAGACGGTGAAGTGCATCTATCAAGCCATCCGACACCCTTGGCACCGGGTACCCTCCGGGCCTGGCTTCCATAAGGTCATACTGCCCGCGGGGACGGGTCTTTTTTGTCACTTGATGCCGCACCGGACCGAAGAGCCACGCATGGGCGAGGCGTTCCACACCGGAACCCACCCGGTTAAGGCCTCGTTCAATCGCCCCGGGTATTGACGCCTTGAAATTTTCAAGGCCTTCGATAAACACCCTATCTCCTTCTATCGTCACCTTAATATTCAGCATAGTAGCTCCTCTACATGGGATATACCGTCGTTATCGCCGGTCTGGTTTTGCAATGACACCTCGGGTGCGTGTCATCTATCGGCATAGGGCATTCATCGATGGGATAATCCCCGATCAGGCTTTGGCATAAGTCGCAGGCATCCGGGCCGGCCATAAACTCCAGGCGTGTTTCACCACGGGCCTTTGCTTCTTCTCTCTGCCCGCGCTCTGACGCTCTCGTCATCTCTGATCGTACTAACCGCACCCAATCTGAATTGGCATTGCCAAATTTATTTTCAAGCCGTCGAGCCGCGTCAAAATAGTTGCCGCCCCCCATTATAACCGTCTGCAATTCCTCCAGAATGGCCGCTTTCTTCTCGATGGTGGCGGCGTTCTTGACCAGATCGAACCCGTCAGCGCATAGACGCTCAAAGAGGGGTTTGCTTTTGATGATGTTAAGGATAGGCCGCTCCGCGCCCAGTTGCCTTGCCATCTCGATAAACCCGGCGCTCAGGGCGGACCCGTAATAAAACAGCGTAGGGCTGTTCATGTCCAGCGGATTATATATCTCTGCGAACTTCTTCAAGCATAGCAGAATCGCCGGCTTTTGTTCATCGCTCATTTCAAATGGGTCATCCGGGGCTTTGGAGACTTTATCGCTCGGGGGGAGGCGAAGAAGGGTGAATATTGTCTCCTTTGCGGAGTTCCAATCTTCCGTAATCCTCTGTATGAAGGTATCTTCAATCGCATCCATGGCCGGCCACGGAGTAGGACGCGATTCCTTTTCACACGAATGAAAAACTTTTTCTCCCGGTAAGCCCCCTACCGGCCAGTTGTCCATAAGGCCGTGATCAATCATCATGCAGAATGCATCTCGGTGAGGATCGCCTTTATAGAACGTTTTCCAGAAATCTCTAATCTTTTTTGTATAGTTATCCGTCCCACGTCCCACGCTCTTCCCCGGCACATTCGTGGGCGTACCTGACGCGGCCTGGGTGGACATCATGTCCGCCTGGGCGTTCAGGAAACGGGCCTGGGCAAGCTTAACCTGGTCTCTCAAGTTCGGGGTTGCCCATTCGAGCCACCAGTCGCCTTTCTTCCAGGGGCGGCCACGAAGAAGGAGAAGCGTCCGGATCAGGCGAAAGAAGTAGGGCATTTTAGCGGCCTGGCGGGTAGCCACGTCGGCGAGAAGGATTTCCGCTTCATTGTCGCTCAAGCTTTGTGTGGTGGACCACTGAAGCCCGAGCATCCAGGAGGGGAGGCCCGACTTTGCGACAATCTGTTCGAGGATATGGCGGGCGGGAACTTCCAGGTCGAGGACCTGACCGTCTGCGCCGATGACCTTGATATCGAGTTCGGAATTGGTGTCAATGGCGCGGATGAAGTCGGCGCTCTTGCCTTCGCGTTTCGCCCGGATCGCCGTGTTGAATTCCGTTTCTATCGTCGCGCGCCGGGTCGCGAGGTCCGCGCCGTCTTTCTTCGATGTCTTGTAAATGACGGAAAAAGATGGGTCTCCGAAACGTTCCCACACGTTGAGGAGGCTGTTATCCATAGTGGCCAGGATCTTGCCGACAAACTCGCAGGACCGGAAAAGGGGCACGCCATGAGGGTTTTGGTTCTCGTTGTTAATAGAGAAATACAGGAGATTACCCGTATTCGCGAGGAGACGCCAGTCTAGATCATTGTCTGCCTTCTGATAGGCATCAAGGCCGGTTTCCGAGCGCTTGAACTGGATATATTTAGAATCTGCGACGCGGAGCTGGACTATGTCGGTGCGCTTCCGGTCGGTGACGAACTCACCGAGGGCAAAGCCCTGCTCGAATGCTTCACCTGTCCAATTCTGGTGAAAAGCCTGAATGCCTTTCTGCATATCGTTCACGGGAACGTTGTAAAACCATTCCTGAATCTCCTCCACAAGGGCCTCGTTGTTGCCCTTCACCTCGATGTGGCCGTCAAGGGAGACAAGGCGGTTGATCGCTGCGTCAATGACGGGAATGGCTTCCCGGAGGAATTCATAGAAGCTCGCTTCAATCTTGCGGGGAATGTAATTAGCAAAGTATTTCGTGTAGGGGCCCTGCCCGTCATTAGGGCGGAGCTGAAAGCCGGACTTGGATGATCCGGAATTGGAAGCCGCCTTCCGTCCACCGGGGACAAACAACGCCCGCTGAAAAGGTGATCGTATGTTATAGCCGAATAGGTTCATAAGGTCTCCATTGAATCAGGGTCCGAGGGGTCCAGGGGTCGAGGGTCCGAGTGAACCCCCCCTTGAATCCTTGAACCCTGCATTTTGCTAAGCAAACAAATCCTCCACTGCCTCACCTAAAACCCCTGCCAGTGTCTGGACGCGGTCCGCGTCTATCAAGTGGTCGTCTTCCTTTTTGTAGATCCGATGCTTGCCGCCGCTGCGTACCGTGTGGTTCGTGTAAAAGAGAATGATGTCAGGGTCGGGAGGATACTCGAGCTCCTGACGCTGCATCTTCTTGACCATGATGTCTGTCGCCAGCTCCTTGAGAGTAATCTTCGCAGGCTTGCCGGTTTTGGCGTCGATGATCTCCTCGCCGCTTTCGCTGATGTTGTCTGTTGTTGACTCGAACATGAAGCCCCGCAGCCGGTCGTCATAATTCTTGTCCTCATAGATTTCGAGGCCCTGCAGATCGTGGGCGACGGCGGACCCGGCGTTCCCGAAGTCTGTCCCCCAGGTGATATTGGACAAGATCGGAGATGGTTTTTGATATTGAATATGTCCACTCCCTCGTTGAGAAGGTCCCAAATCAACACTAAAGGCCTGACCATAAATGTCGTCCAGAGCATTGACCGCCTGACATTGCTGATCGTAGGTCACATGCTTGAGCTGCAACCTTCCGACCTTGCGGTCCTTCTTGCCGATAATGTTGGTAATAAGGATCTCCGTCACGTCATCGCTGAACCCGAGGTCCGCGCCGCCGCGCTTCGCTCCGGGAACGGAAACGAAGAAGGATTTTATGAGGCGGGTAAATTCGGAGCTGGCGTCCTCATCATCAGCCGATGAACCCCTATCAAAAAACGTGGACATCATGTATGTCTCATCAAGGAGCCAATCCTGCTGGGGGATGGGACCGTCATTGCCCATGACGAAGGAGCACTTATAGCCCGTCACGGCAACTTCATTGCGGCCGGCGTTGACAAGAATCTTCAGACATCGGTATTCCGGAATATCCTGGATACAATACTTGAATTGGTGCCACGGGAAGACAGTATGTTCCGGATCCCCGTCTTCACCGAGGACATTATGCTTGTATCCGGGAGAATCCTCTCCGTTGTATTGTTCGACGTAGAACCGCTTTCGCTCCTCGTTCCAATAGGGATCCGGCATAAGGCTTTTAGGCCACTGGAAGAGTCTGAACTTAAGATTTTTGACATGGCCTGAAACGTCTTTGAAGGATTCAATGGTCGCCTCCTGCTTTCGATCTGAGCTTAAGGCCAAGGCCGAGGTTGGAAGAACCGACTGGTTTTCTTGAACCTTAACCTTAACCTTAACCTCGTTCTTCGGTGTCGTCATCGCTGCTCTTTGCCCGAGCCGATAGAATTCACATGACCGGTCGCCATCGGGCACGCTGTAGATGCGGGCGACGCATCCGGGCTTCATGGCCCTCCAGAACTCGGACCACTGGGCCACGTTCTTGTCTTTGGCCGCCTCGTCCTTGATTGCGAACGTCCGGGCGTGGACGCCCCTGTATGCCTGGCCGTCGAATCCGGATGGCCTGAAGTCGATCTTGAATCCGTTGCGCCCATAAAAGGCATGGTGGGGGTGTTTCCGCCAGCCGTCTTTGATGCGCCGGTGCCGGCGCATACGACCCAGGTCGGGGTTCCATGTGAATTGATCGTCCATCCCCTCGATAATCTCCTCGAGGTGCGTTTGCTGAGGAGCGCCGATCAGTCCGGAGCCGTTAGGAACGGTGCAAAAGAAGTACATGGCAAGGGCAACGATCTCGCGGGTCTTGCCGATCTCTGCGGCATCCTTGTGGATCACATTTCCCTCATACCGCAGACTTTCGACCTGGAAGTCCCAAAAGCTGTAAGGCTCGTCATGGTCGGGGTCTTCGGGATCACGAAGGAACGCGGTGCACCATAAGAACCGGTCCTCGCAAATACAAGCAAGCTGGAAGTCTTCAACGGATTCGAAGGGCGGGGGTAATTCACCGCGGGCGAGCTGGTGATAGGTCCAGTCGAACCGCTCAAGCCATGGCTCAAAGTGTTCTTTTGGGACCATGATCCCCTTTTTGAAGTCCTTGAGGCAGAGGGGGTCGAGAGGGGGACCGACCGGGGACGCAGGCTCGACGGCAAGCTGGCGGGCCTCACTCATCATCTGCGTTTCTCCGCTGTTTTGACGGGATTTTTATCTTGGCCATGGCCTTCGCCACCCGGGAAAGACCATCAGCTATTGTCTCCCGGTCTTTCTTGTCATCGTCCGCCCGGGATATGGCCCGGGGCGTAATCATGAACTCGGCGGGGTTGAGACCCAGATCGGCGAGGAGTTTAGGAAGGGCAAGTAGGGACGGGTGAGTCACGTATTCGGTAATGAGGTTATCCTTGGCGTCACGTTTTTCACGCTTTACCGTGGTGCCGTCCCGGATTATGTCCTCAACAAGCATCTCCACAACTTTCATGGCGTTGGCAATCTGCAGGGCGGCAAGATCGTTGAAATTGTCGAGTTTGTTATTCGCGATCGCATCATGCACCGCCCGATAAAAGCTGATCACATCGGCCTTATCAAGGCAGTCCTCACCAGGCTCCACTTCTCCGCCTTCGACGAGGGAACAGGGGTACTGGGGGCACGTAGATTTGCAGGGCTTCAGTTTGTTGATGAAGTTCTTGGCATAATGCCCGTGCTGCCAGTTATTGCGATTTCCCGTCATGCCCGCGGCCTTCTCAGGGGAAGATGCAGCGGCGCGGCGCTGGGCCAGGGCCTCCGGGGACATGGTGTAACGTCGTTTGACACGAAGGTTGGCGGGAATGCCGACCTCGTTGGGGAGCTCCTGATTGTCAGGTTCCCCATTCGGTGGTGTTGGACCTTCCTGCTTTTTCATGTAGGCCTCAATCTTTTCCTTGTATTGGTCATATTTGGCCTGCTGCTGGGTATTAAAAACCTTGCCGTCAAGGAGGAGACTCAGGAGACTCCGGTATTGTATTCTCTCGTCAGGATCGAGGGCGGCGTTTACTATTTCGGGGGAAAACTTCTGTTCGGCCATGTGATAGCCATAACAGGTATTCGTGAAATGTTCTGGCAGGGGATTGCATTATTTTGGCATAAAAAAAGGCGAACCGGTAACCTGGTCCGCCTAACTCTTCCGATTTCTCAGGCAGCCATGGGAATCCATCGGCTATCAGCTCAAGAATGGTTCGAGCCTTTCTTCGTATTCCTCCTTCATGCGGGTCATGATGCGGATTTCGTTTTCAAGGTCTTCTGCCGGGGACGTGTGGAACTGGGCGGTAATGAGGACCTGGACGAGACAATCGTCATGAACCCTTATCGTGTACCGATGAGCCGGTATTTCGATATACCCCACTGTTATCACGGGAGGGTGACTACCCTCTCCCCTCAGCGCCTGAGCGATGGGCATGAGCCGGTCAACCCGATCCAGGCGCCCTTTGAGGTCCTCCACAATGGCGAGGGCATCGGCCAGAATCGTCTTTTTTGACTCCATGAGATTCTTCGTCTTTGTGTGGATGCCTCTCTCATAAGCGTAGTGAATGTCTATTCCGTCGCGGCGGTAATCCCTGCTTATGTGCAGGGTGTTGCTGTCCGGCCAGCGCCGCCAGTGCATACTGTAACCGAGAGTCTTTACCTTCTCCTTAAACTGGTTCCAGTTTCTGATGGGCTTGGGTATTCCTGATAGCATGTTCATGCTGCCTCCTCGATAGCGTCCTTGACCCCAGTACCGGTTAGGACAAGCTTTCTCAGCTTCATCAGGTGCTGAATAATGAGGTCCAACCGTTCGGGGCTTACTTGGGAATGAAAAGAGGCTTTCTTGAAGTGCTCCTGTCCGCTGGCGGCTGTAGCTTTAATGAACTTCTCGATGGTCTTCAGGAGACCTTCAAAGTCTTCAATGGACTTCTTCTCCTCGGCCGTGATGCTCTGAAAGGCAAACAGGGCCTCTTGCTGCTCTACGAGAATAAGGCCGTCCACGAAGGAGCGGAGCTTGTTGTAGGTGCCCAGTTCCCCGGACTTGATCTTCCTTAAGATGAGACTCTGCTTGCCTGGGGACACACGGCTCATCTCGAATGCCTGCGAGTGGCCTATGGTCCCGTCCACGACAAGGCGCTGGTAGTCGGGGGAAAGATTTAGAAGACTCGTCCGTTCGTCGATACGCCAGACTTGCTTAAACCCCATCTTCCGGGCCAGGTCTTCTTTGGACCATCCCCGGTCGAGGAGGGCCTGAAATGCCCTCGCCTCTTCAATTATGTTGAGGTCCTCACGCTGGATATTTTCGAGTAGTGACAGTTCTTCCACCAGGGCGTCGTCCGCCTCGATGATCCTCACGGGGACATCCTTGAGGCCCGCAAGGAGAGAGGCGCGAAAGCGCCTCTCTCCTCCTATTATCATGTAACGGTCTTTTCTCGGGGTAACCACGATCGGTTCAAGGACGCCGTACTGCCTGATAGACATGGCGAGCTCTTCGAGCTTTTCGGGATCGAAGTTCTTGCGGGGCTGATCGGGGTTGGGGAAAACGCAATCGAGCGGAATGCTGGTAAGATTTTCAGACATGGAGAGCCTCCTCGAAGAAATGAGATTCACGTTTTTCCTTGCCCTGGTAGAGATGGATTACGTCTATCCCGTGATCCAGAAGACGGCGGGCGATGTCGTACCTGCGGTGGCACTGGGAAGGGTCGTCTTCAAGACATAGGAGAAGAAGGATATTGTCCGTCCTTGCTTCCTGGACGAGCCAGACGATGCCCTCCTCTTTGGCCTCTCCGAATTTCCCACCAAGAACGTCGCCTTTCCAGATGTACAGGCAACCGGAATGATGTGGACCATGAAACAGAGGAGAAGCAGGGAGAGGAGAAAAGGAAGGGTCGTCTGCAAAGCGTTTCTGGAGCCTGTTTTTATTGAATTCGTACCTGTCGGGACGGCGCGTGTACGGGACAGAGCGAACGTCAACGACGAGGGTGATATTGAGCCGCCTGATGATTCTGATAAGGTCGGGGATGGGAGTATTCTGGTAACCGATCGAGTAGATCATTGTGGGTCTCCTTTTACTGTCTGATGGGCATGACGATTGCGTTCTGATTCACCCGTGTCGCGCCGTATGTCTGTGGTAGTTCGAGAAGAGCCGGGCCTTCTGAGGTATATGCCTTGAGGGCGTCAGTGAAATATTTCAAGTTGTAGTTGAGCGTGCGGGGTTGATCATCCTTGCCGGTGACGCTGCAAGGGATCTGCCAGTGATACTTACCGCAGTCTCCCTGGGTTTCGATTGAAAGGCAACCGTTGACGGTGAGAGAGATTGTGCTCTTCGCTCCCGCAATAGGGATGACGCCTTCGACTACCCTGAAGAAGTCTTTCGGATCAAACTCAACAGAGATGGGGAGATCGCCAGGGAGAACTCCGCGCCAATCTGGATACATGCCTTCCAGAAGGCGTGACACCATCACGCCGCCGCGCAGAGGATAGGAAATGTACTTTCGCTCGTCGGTTCCGTCTATGGTGAGCGTGGGCGAGCTTCCGTGCTTGATGATGAGAGAAACGGCACGGGACGGAAGAATGATGGGAAGCATTCCGGGCACCGGCTCGATGTCTGTATGGTGGAGACGGAAACCGTCGGTACCTACAATCTTGCCGCCTGCAAAATCAAATTGTGCGCCGTTCAGGATATATCTGGTCTGGTCCGTGCTGATAGCGGGAGCGACCTTCTTGAGGTTCCCGGGGAGATCAATAATTTCGACCTCGGGACCGTTGACCGTGGGAGGTTCGGGGAATTCATCCGGATCGGACGTGTGGATAGAACAACGGCCATTGACAGAGATGGTACGGGCTTCCTTGTCGATTGCGAGCTGGACGTCAACAACATCGGAGTCGAGGGCTTTTACCTCTGAATAGAGGATGGACGCATAGACTGCGGTCGAAATGAAACCCGGGACGGGTGAAACAACCCCTGAAATGGTCCGCGTCCAGTAGCATTCAAGGTCCGTGACGAAGAGGGTGAGGTGGCTGCTATCGAAGGCAAGCTTCACGTTGGTCAGGATGGGCATGTACCCCTTGCTGCCTGCAAAGTCAACGGCGATCTTGAGGGCGTCCTCGAAATCCTTGCGGGGCAGGGAGAGATAAATCTGAGCCGGGCAATCGGATACAGCGGGAGCGGCGGGAGGACCAGAAAGGTCCGCGCCCGTAAGAGCGTCGGTGAAATGGAGGGTTTCGGTGCGGGCGGAAGCCACAGGGGCATCAACTGAAACTCCCTCGGGGATAGGGGCAGCCACTTCGGAGGAAGGGGCGGCGGATTTGCGGGTGACCGTGTAGGTGATGGTGGTCTTTGTCTCATAAGTGGGCGTGAGACGCCATTCCTTGGGGCTGAGTCCGTTCTCTTTGAGAGCCTGGCGGAAGGTGAGCTTGCTGCCATCTTCGAGGGAATAGGTTCCGAGTTCCGGTGACTGAATGATTGTCTTCATGGTTTTCTCTCCTTGATTGATTGGTTTCGCCCATGGGGCGCGGATTGTGATGATGCGTGTGTTTACGTCAGTACCGCTCGCGCGGAAGGATTTTTCCGGGAGGGGGGAAGCATAGCCTCCTACCTCTTCAAGCCAGTCACGGAATTCTATTGATTTGCGGTCGGACCTGAAGAAAGGTCCTTCGCTCATGATGGAAACAAGGATACCGCCAGGGGCAAGCATGGTGTAGGCGTGTCGGACATGGTCCATGTCCTGGTTGGCTTCAAAGGGCGGGTTCATGATGATTCGATCGAAGGCAGGGGTGAAAGGACCTGATTCAAGGAAGTCGACATTGTGGACATCGTAACCGCGGCTGCGGAGGAGAGCGCACCGGTCAGGGTTCTTCTCGATTAAAAAGAGATCCGAGGAATCAGGGAGCAGAGAAGCGATCGCACCAACTCCCGCGGAGGGCTCCAGGATAGCGAGGCCAGTGAGATCGCCGCAGATGGCGATCATTCTGGCGACCACTTCGGGGGGTGTCTGAAAGAAGCCGTCTTTCTCTACCGTGAGGGCTCCTTCATCAAGGGCGGTCTCTACATGGGGCCTGGGGTCGGTGATGAAGATGTGACCGTCCGCCTTGCGGTTCCACTTGCCTCCAAGGGCAACGAGGGCCTTGTTGACCTTTTCATAGGTCTTGCGGTCAAGCTGGGAGGTGATTTTGCCGATGACGGAGCCGTCGGGACCGTCGGAAAACGTCATGTAGGAAAGGATTGTCTGAGTCTGTTCGTCTAAGGCTATTTTCTTAACCATGGGTAATGCCTCCTTGAAAAGTTCTTGTGAAGATACTTTGCGGTTCGGATCCCCAGCAAAGTTTTGTCCGGATGTGGAGCTCGGAGACGGGGAATGTCATGCCGCCGAGGGTGATCGTCTTGAATAGGGGGTCGTAGTGTGCCTGAAGGACCCGCTCACTCCTGAGGGTGATATCGATGGCGACCTTTTCACCCTTGGAGAGGCCGCCGGCCAGAGTACGGAAGTGGGTAAGGATTGCGTCGGTCATGGGGTACCTCTCTTGCTCCAACGTTTGTCCCATATCTCCCACGCCCAATTAGTGGTAACGTCTTCCTGAGGAGCGGGAAACACATATTTCATGGCGATCAGGGTCTTGTAGATGGCAACGGCATGTTCTCTCACCGCCTGAAAACTTATGACCGGAGTAGAGATAGAGCCTACGAGAATATCTTCAAATCGCGATCTGTCTATTTCTCTCCATCGGGAAGCCTCCTCTTTCTGTTTTATCAGCCACTGCTGATGCTCATTCATTTCCTCCACAGAAGAGAAACCAAGGGTCTCGGCTACATCGGCATCGCTGGAGGAAGGATGGCGTTCAGGGGTCATTTGGACACCTCCTCGATGATCCGTTGGGCGGCATATTTTCCGGAACTGTTGAGGTGACGTTGCCAGGCGCCGTTCATCGGGGACCAGCGGAAGCCGTTAGACTTAAGGAGAGAGCGGACGGAGGAATCAGGTTTTCCGGGAAAAATGATCTGGACCCGGTTTTCTTCGACGTTCTCGACTACGCGGATACCGTTGTGATCGGTCTCAGAGGTTTCGCGAGAGGCGGAACGCTCCAGGGACGAAAGACGCTCTTTCATACGACGAATGTTGGCGCTGTTGTTCTGAAGGGCATAGCCAGGGAAGCCGAGACGACCCAAGTAGTCTGGTTCAAGGAGCGTGCGG